GTATAAGAGACAGGTGTCGCATTATGCGCCGGTCGGGAGGGGGAGGTCGTATCATTTCCTGACGGGGTGGGTGATTCGCACCCAGGGGCTACCCACACATAGCAGTGTGATGTAATACAGTATCACGTTATATGATACCGCCCGATAAATCTGTAGCACTATAGGCGTTCCTGGCTCGATGCTTGCGTGCTTCGCGGGCGAAAGGAGACTGTCCATGGACATGCAGAAGATCGCCGATCTGGTGCTACGTGCTGCGCAGGCAGACCGGGACGAGGAGGTGAGGGACGGTGAGCAGCTAGTCCTGCTGGAATTGGTTCACGCCCTACGGGGGGTCAAGGACCCTTCCCTTCCTGTAGAGTTCGATGATACGTCGTTCTTCCCGAGCGGCCTCGATAGCTGGCGCGGCATCTACCGTGAACTGGCGTTTACGTATGGGCAGACCGCCGATGCCTCCCCTGGCCCCGACGCCGGGACGGTACTGGCCTGGCTAGAAGCGGCGGACGGGGAAGAGTTCTACGGCTACAAGGGCGGGACGTTTCGGATGGGCAAGACTACGCCGGTGTGGGTAGCGAACCACGGCGAGACGGCGGCCTGGGACAGCGAGACAAAGGCTGTCGTCGGCATCGAGGAGGTGGAAGACCGCGTAATCATCCGCACAGCGTACTTGGAGGTGTAGCCATGAAGGCCGTGAAGGACGGGCTACGCATCGCGCCGCATCCGCTGGTGGACGACATGGCCATCGCGGACTTGCAAGCTAGGGCGCAGGAGCTTATCGCTGAGTGCGCCAGCGTAATGCAGTCGGGGCGACCGGACCCGTGGGCAATGCTTGCGCACGTTATAAACGCCCTAGCGGGCATGAACGAACGCCTGGAGCGCCTAGAGTGGGCCGTCTACGCCTCCCGGTTTAAGCGTCAGCAAACCGGCGAGGAACTGGACAAGGCACTTAGCAAGAAGTGGGGGGCCAATGGCTGAGGAGACGCCCCCAAGCACCCCGTCCCAGCGCCAGGTGTTGGACATCCAAAGGCGGCACGAGATAATGGGCAACGACCTTCAGATGGCCCAGCTTCATGCGCAGCGGGGGACGCTAAATCGCGTGCTGCTGCGCCAGGAGGAGAAGGCCCGCACGAGCGAGTTCCGCTTCCGGCGGAAGGCTACGCCCGCGTGGGTGAAGTGCGCGCTGCTGGGCCTGCCTCAGCACGGGTGGCAGAGTCCGGCGGCGTGCCTGACGCGGTATTACGAAGTGCTGGCATCGCTACACCTCTATAGGGAGTCTGTGCTGACGGAAGCGCAGCGTGGTATGGTCCTTGCGAGGATGAAGGAGAGGGAGTCGCAGTATGAGCAAGATTGAGTGGTGCGACAGGACGATCAACCCTGTGGTGGGCTGCACCCGGGTAAGCAAGGGCTGCGAGAATTGCTATGCCGAGAAGATGGCGGGTCGTGGGATTCTCCAGCAGTTCCCGCAGTATCAGGAAGTGAACGACGGGGGGAAATGGAACCACCAGACAGCGTTCGTGGCCTCGGAGTTGGAGAAGCCCCTGCGTTGGCGCAAGCCTCGTCGGATATTCGTGTGCAGCATGGGGGACCTGTTCCATGAGTCGGTGCCTGACGAGTGGATACATGCGGTGGTGGATGTCGCCCGGCGTTGCCCACAGCACACGTTCCAACTGCTGACGAAGCGTCCTGAGCGGTTCGCTGCGTTCTTCGATGCTTACCCTGCGGCATATGTGGGCAACCCTCTTGCGCTCCCGTCGAACATCTGGCTAGGCGTGAGCGTCGAAGACCAGGCGACGGCAGACGAGCGCATCCCGTTGTTGTTGCGGGTGCCAGCGGCGGTGCGGTTCGTGAGTGCGGAACCGTTGTTGGGCCCCATCGCCATTGATCGCTACCTGTCGGACTGGTGGCACAATCGGAACTCTGGGGTTGTAACGGACGATGGGCCGGTGGAGTCCACGGGCCGCCTTGCGTGGCTGATATGTGGTGGAGAGAGTGGCCCCGGCGCTCGTCCTATGCACCCGGATTGGGCGCGTGGACTGCGTGACCAGTGCCAGGAGGCGGGGGTGGCGTTCTTCCTGAAGCAAAACGGGGAGTTCGCTGACAGCGGCACGATACCCGCTAGTGGTGTGGTCGAGGTTGCCCCCGGCTACGAGATGATTCGTGTTGGCAAGAAGCAGGCAGGCCGTGAACTCGACGGCAGGACGTGGGAGGAGTTTCCTGATGGCTAGCGGTTTGGAGTTGAGGCCGTGCGTGCAGTGGTTCGCTGAGAAGATGGAAGCACGTTTACGGGAGAACGACCACAAGGGCGGGTGGGGTAGCGAAGAGGACGCCTACTTGCTCCGCAGACTCTTGGAGGAAGCGGGAGAGCTAGTAGAGGCGGCGACGTGCAGCGGTGTAGAGGATGTCGTTGTTCAGGAGGCCACGGACGTAGCTAACTTCGCCCTGATGCTCGCGGCCAACTGGCGAGGAGTTTCCTGATGGAGCCTAGGGCATACGACCTGTCGCAGGCCGAGGAGCGCGAGCGTTGGTGGCGCGAGATGGAGGGGTACATCAAGTGCACGGTCACGATTGACTGCAAGCCGTATGGCTTCGTCAGGCGCGGTACCGACCGGGAGGGGCGGCAGTTCGCGTTGGATGCGTGGGCTGAGATGCGGAAGGTGGCCCTGGGAGAGGATAACGAAGGCGCTCCGTGACGCGCTCAACGCTATGGAGACTGGCTGATGACTGACTCTGTGAGAGAAACCCCCATATTGGATGCGCTCATACGTGCCGCACGTATGTATGCGACGGCGCAGTTGACCTCTGTGACGTACGCCCGCCGTTACCACTACAAGATCACCGCGTTGACGGGCAAGCAGCGCGGTGAGAAGTGGTTGGGGTTCGTCAAGGACGCGTTGGGAGAGTTCGTGGACGACGTTGAGATCACGAAGAAGGGACAAGAAGAGGAATAAGCAAGAGCAGTACGTGGCCGAGTTGGAGCAGGACGCGAGAGACGATGTTGCCACCCTAGATCGCCTGAGGCGTGATAAGGAGGAGCTACAAACGGCTGTGCAGGCAGTGCTGCGCCACATCTACTACAGGGGCTGGAACGAAGTGGACGTGAATGTGGGGAAGGTCCTGGGTTCCTCCAATACGTGGGTGCGCGCTCCTGTGAGCGACGAGATGGACGACGCGTTGGTCCATCTCAGGGGCTTGGTGTAACTACGGAAGGACGAGCTATGACTGACGTTGTGAGAGAGGCGCAGGAGCGTTGCAGCGGGGACGCGAACTACCGGGAGTGGTTCAAGCAGCCGAGCGGTGAGATGGCGATGAAGGAAGTGATTGTGCGTGGCCGACCATGGTGGACTCCCTACACCATGCGCAAGACGCCCTACACCGACTCCGAGGGCAAGCCCATCTACGAGGGCGACATCGTGCAGGTCCACGGGGACGAGAACTGGGACGGCATCTGCTTCGTGGCCTGGGATGACCAATGCGGGTGGGCTTTGCTCTCAGGAGAGGACCACGACTACGCCGGGAGCGTGCATCGCGCCGACGAGGCAACAGTCGTAGGCAACGTGTTCGAGGATGCGCAGCTTCTCGAAGAGCACCCCGAACTGCTGGAGGTGACGGTATGAGCTTCCTTGACGATCTGAGGACGAAGCGGGACGAGATGGCGGCGGCGGCCGCGAAGGAGCAGGCGAAGGAGGCGGCGAAGCAGGCCGTCGAGGACGCCCGTTACGTCGACGCTGCGAAGGGCGCGTTGCAGCGGGCGCTGGCGCGGCTCGGCCTCGGGGAACTGGCCGTCGGGGAAGGGGAGCGCGGCGGGCCGCAACACGTGGTTTTCCCGCTCACACAGGACGACCTCCCCCCGCTCATAGCATCGGTGCACACGGGCAAGGCGGAAGCGAGGCGGTCCATAGTTCTGTATCAGGCCGTGGACCCCGCCGAGTCGACCCCCCTGAATGAGGCCATCTACGGCTGGCTGCTGGGGCTGGTCGAATGATAAAACTCCCCTCAACGCCCGCCCAGGACGCAAACGAGTTCTTCCGCGCGGTGGCTGCGAAGGCTACCGCGCAAAGCCCCCACGGGGATTACATGCAGGAGCCCCTGCTGAGACAGGTCGAGCGAATCACGATGGCGTTGCAGCAGCTGGAACAAGAGCGGCGGGAAGCCGACACCGACCTGACGGAGATCATCGACTACGCGGTGAGGATTGGCGCTGAGTGCATGAAGATCACCGGGAACGCGGCACGCCACTTGCAGGAGGACGCTGATGGGGCGTAAGAGACTCACGGAGGCTGAACGGGCTATCTGGCGAGATCAGGGGATGCGCATTCAGGTAGCGCGCACCGTGCGGGACTTATCCATGCAGGGTTTGGCCGACAAGGTAGGCTGCTCCCATACGAACATCTCGAACTGGGAGAAGGGCCACTACCGAATCCCCGCCAAGCGTTACACAGCACTAGGAAAGGCTCTGGGCGTATCGGCCAGCTACCTATTCGGGTCTGGGTCAGCGGCGCTACTGGCGAGCAGCGATATGGTGATGGCACTCGGGATGATTCTCGACTCCTTCGACACCAGGGACGACTCCAAAACGGTGCGCATCAAGAGTTCCCCCGGAGCCGACGCGTGGCGTGCAATCCATCTGTGCCGTTCCCTGTATGAGGCAATAGAGCGCGAGGACGTAGAACTGGAGGAGGCCATAGGCGAGTGGATTGAGGAGCTTCCTCACCCTGACCAGCCCAACTGTTAGGAGGGCGCTGATGGCTAAGACACTGACACTCTACGACACCGGAGGGACATCCCAAGCCATACGCTACCAGGCCGTCCACGACTCGGAGGACATCTCCCAAGCCATCGAAGACGCGGGCAGGGCCTTGAACCACAGAGGAAGCAACTGGGAGATGGAGCGTAAACCCGACTCGCTGTATCTAACGTGGCGGTGGGAAAGCCAACAGGTGATTGGTGAGCCGCGCACGACCTACCGTATGGAGTGGAGCACTTGTGACTGAAACACTACGCGACCCTGTGGCAGACCGCGAGACGTTCCGAAAGCAGCTGGCGCAGGGCGAGTACATCGAGGAGTGCGCGGTGCGCTGGCTCAAAGCTCGGGGAAGCCACGCCCGCAAAGCCGAAGGCCCCGTGATGACGACCTGCGGGCCTCGCCAGGCGCGTCGACCGGACATCGTGGTGATGCCGAAAGACGGCCGGATGTACTGGCTGGAATCCAAGTTTGAGGCCACGCTGTCCTACCATCTGAGGTCAGAAGCGTTCGGCTTCTCCATCGGCAGGGATAAGTTCAAAGACTACGTGGACGTGTCCGAATACCACGGAGTCCCGACGTTCATCCTGCTGGTCGTGGGGAGCGATACGCCTCCCGAATCTGACCGTGAGCAGTCTAAGCTGTTGGACTTGTGGCTTCCCGAAACCTACCCCTGGGGAGTGTTCACAGCGGACGTGAAACGACTGGCTTCTCGGCAACGATTCGAGGACACACTAGCAGGCGATTGGGCCTGGTTCGACATCGCGGACTTTCACTACATATGCGATTTCGACACCTTTATGGAGGCGTCTCGTGAAGTGGACTAGCCTGAGACTCAGCGGTGTCTCATGGACAGATACTGGACAGATCGCGGCGTTGTCCAAAGCCATAATTGAGGCCATCACGCGAACAATGTACGAGGCAGAGCGGACCATACAGAACTGGAGCGTATGATGGAATGGCATGAGATCGCACTGGCAGTGTTCGGCACGGTGATGGCGGTGTGGGTGGCGCTTACGAACGTGAGCAGGAGCAGGCTGGAGGAGAAGCTGAAGCTGTCGGCGACGACTGCCAAAGCGGCGCTCACCGCGAAGGGCGTCGTGTCCCAAGAACTGGAGGTGCTGACCGACAGATTCCAGCGCACAGAGGCCATCCTAGAGTCCCAGGACAGGCGCATGAAGGGACACCTAGAGGCACTGACCTCCCCGATGGTCGGCCTACAAGACGCCTCGCGTGACACCGGCCTCGGCCTTCGATACCTGCAAGGACAAGCGAAGGCGCAGCGCACCCCGTTTCGCAAGATGGGCGGCACGTACCTAACGGACATCGTGTCGTACCACGAATGGCTTGCGGAGTTAGGTGAACATGACGCCTAAGAACATCTTCTGCCTCGGCATGATTCGCTCCGGCAGCACTTGGCAATTTAACGTCGCACGCGAAATTGTCGAGGCTGCCTGGCCCGAGGAAGAACGCCCGCTGGTCCACAAAGCACACAACATCATCGGGTCGGTCAGAGACGTGCTGGACGACCCCGAGAACCTAATAATGTACATCCACCGAGACATAAGGGACGCGCTGGCCAGCTACTGGGAACACTACGGGACCGGCGACGAACAGTCGCTGAAACACAGGGCCTCACTGGCGATAGTCCACCATCGGGAGGTGATGAGACTTACTGAGACTGACGCGGAACGCCTGTTCTACATGGAGTACACCGAGATGGTGGAATCTCCGCTATTCTGGGTAGAAGCCACCGCCGAGTTCTTGTGTGTACCTTATCCTGACACCACCAGCGGCCTCTTCCTAGAAGTGCTCCCGCACCTTCCACAAATTGCAGATCGGTGGTCAATCCCCGAGGTACAGAAACGGATGGCCGAGAGAGGTGCACACCCCAACGAGGTGTTAGGGCTCGTGGAACCTAACAGGCGCGATTTCTTCGCCCAAAGCGCCGACCCCGTGACCAAGGTGACAGGCCACCACATCAGCCGCCTCGAAGGCGAAATCGGGCGCTACAAACGAGTTAAGGAAGGCACGATGGCGAGGGTCATAATCGACTGGGCGTGGGAGGAGATCAACGCATGACTCTCGCACAAGCGGCCAAAGCGGTGCTTGGCGTGCAACATGGGGAGCCCGTGCCAATACTTCTGCCCAGGGACCCGTCAGACTGGGTTCTCGAAGGGTATCTGATTAGCCCGAGGGCCTATGAAGCCCTGCTGGCCTTCGCAGCCACGGAAATGCTCAAAGGGCACGTAAACCCGCTGGGGAGTACACGATTCCGGGCGAACGCGATGGCGACGGATACGTGTGTCCTGGGAGAGTACGTATCGCCGTCGACGGGGAAGCGCACCGTGAGCTTTGTAGCGATGGCGACTGAGGAGATCAACGCGTGAGCGTAGCATGGCCCGGCAAGACGAAGCGGCGTGACCCGGAGTTCTCCGGCTGGAAGCTCGATCACGTTGTCATCTACGAGCATGACGACGATGGCGAGGTGGTCGGTGTCAAGGACGAATACGACATTCTCGTGGGCGAGTGGTCGACGCACGTTGGCGACAAAGAGTGGCTGTCAGTGGCTCTGATTACGGACTACGAATTGGAGGCAAACGGGCTTCCCTCGGCGGCGGTCCTGCAAACGCTGGAAGGGCTTGATAGCCTGGATGCGAAGGGCAAGGGGGCGCTGATCGACCTGACGAACATCGAGCTCCGACATGCTCTGGAAGACCTAGAGTTCGCAGTTGCGGAGGCGAGGAAGACAAGTGAGCACAGCGAGGCCCCCGGTGGGAGCCGGGGGCCTGTGTCGCTGTAGTCAACAAGTCGCTTTGGTGCTCTGAGTATAGACTACCAAGCGGCTCTTGACAAGGGTTCGCTGCACGGCTAAACTGGGCACAAGTCAACACCCCTAACCGACGCTTTGGAGCCTACCATGAGCGACGAAGAACTAACCCCTGCTGGGCGAATTGCGCTCTGCAAGCCCTGCCACTCGACCTTCCATAGCCAGCGGGAGCTTGCCCGGTGACACGCTCACACTCCGCCACTACGTTTTTCGATGCGTTACGGGAGTTTGAGAAGCGGTGGGAAGACGGTCTTCCGGTGGCCGCCAGGTACCTGTTCGTGAAGCTGCTCAGGAAGGCAGACGAGTTGGGCTGGGAAGTACCCCTGAGCATCCCTAACACGGAGGCCATGGGCTGGCTCAGGCTCCAGTCAAGGCAGGGACTTGACAACGTAAAACGTGCGCTATCTGCAACCAAACTGGTATCAATTACGCCCGGCTCCAAGGCCATCGCGCCCACCTATCTTGTCAATCTGGAAGTCCTACTCTGCACCGATGTGTCAGATACACCTGACGCATATGCCCCCAATCGGTCAGATACAACTGACACATCGACAGGGATGAGTCAGATACAACTGACACATAAGGCGGATGTGTCAGCAGATGAGTCAGATACAGTTGCCCCTATAGAACCTAACGGTTCTTCCCCACCCACGGACGCGCGCGCGCGCGAGCACATACGCGCGCGCCGGAGTGGATTATCGGAAAGTGTCGTGAACTACCTCACGCTCGAATCGAAGACCCCGCTGCACCGCTTTGACCGCAACCCGAAGTTTGGGGATGCCCTTCGCGCTTGTGTCGAAGCCGGGGTTACCTTCTCCGACTTTCGCGTGGAGCAAGAGAAGGCGGTGGCCAAGGAGGGGGGTTGGGCTGAGATTGGGTCCGCCCCGGGCCATGCGGCCCGTGTGTTGTCACGAATGGTTTCCGAGCGAGCGAATGGCGGCGGGATGCGCGCCGTGATCGACGCCCTCGGGACAGCTGGCCCCCCGACGATGAAGGACGTGTGGGCCTATATCAAGCAGCGTGATGAGGTCGAGATGTACGACGATGGGCGGGCGGGGGAGTTGCAGGCCGCGTTGGTGAAACGCTGGCCGAGGACCCCGGAGATGTCGGACGTGGCTTACGAGATTGGTCGGGCGCGGAAGAGTTACTTGCGGAAGCAGGAGACGGCACATGCAGGTTGAGGCGGGGACCTCGAAGGAACTGTACGACATCGACGCGGAGCGGCATGTCCTCGGCGCAATGCTGCACAAGGAAACCAGCATTCCCGAGACAATCCTGACGTTGGGGGAGCGCGTCGGGGCGTTCCACGCGCAGGCGAATCAGCTGATCTACGGCGCAGTCCTGCGGCTCTCGGACAAGACTACGCCGGTGGATGTCTACACGCTCGCATCAGAGCTTCGGGCGGCGGGGGACTTGGGCCGCGTCGGTGGGCCTGACTACCTGCTCTCAATTCGGGAGAGTGTCCCGAGCGCAGCGAACGCGCAGTATTACGCAGAGGTGGTTCGGGACGCCGCGCGTGTTCGGGGACTCCAGCAGGTTGGCTTAGCTGCCGCCGCTGACGCAGGGTCAGGCAGGCCGTTGGACTACCTGCTGGGTTTGCTCAACGACGGCATCGCTGAGGCGACCGAGACGGGCGGTGGCCATGACAGCCGCTTGGAAGCGCACTACTCCGCGATGTACGAGCGGATGCAGAACCCGGAGCTATCCGAGCGGGTCCCGGTTAAGCCCGAGTCGTTGGCCAAGAAAGTCCCGGCGTTCCATCCGGGGGACCTCGTGGTTGTGGCGGGCGAAACCAGTGTTGGGAAGTCCGCGCTGGCGATGAACCTGGCATGGAAGTCGTGCTGGGAGGAAAAGCTCCCGGTGGTGTACCTGAGCTTGGAGATGACCGAGGAGCAGGTCGCCCAGCGTGTGACGGCGATGCTCTCCGGCGTGTCGCTGAGCAAGATCACGAACCCCGAGACGATGGTTCAGTCGCACTGGGATGGCGTCGCGGGCGTGGCATCTGAGATTGAGGCACAGCCGTTCCACGTGATTCACTCCCCGATGATGACGATTGACGAGGCGATGAACACGGCGCGGCTTTATCACAACCGCTACGGGAAGCTCGGGGTGGTGGTGCTCGACTACCTGCAATACATGCGCGCCGACACGAGCGAGAGCCGAAACGAGGAGGTGGCGAAATACTCGGTCAGGTTGAAGCAATTGGCAGGCTTGTTGCATACCACGGTGATGGGCGTGTCGCAGTTGAATCGGCAAGCGAGCGCCAGCGGAAAGCCGGAGTTGTCGCACTTGCGGGACTCTGGTAGCATCGAGCAGGACGCCGACGTGGTGGTGATGATTGAGAAGCCTAGCCTGGACGATGACGACGGCTACGGCGAACGGGACATGACCGTCCACGTGCGGAAGAACAGGCAGGGCGAGGTCGGCGCGGTCGAGATGACCTTCCGCCCCAACGTGATGAGGTGGGACTAGCATGGCGCGAGTAGTCGTGTTTCAAGCCCCGGACGGAAGCTGGCATGTCGAGAACGTCCCGGGCGTGTATATCGACTTCATCACTTTCACTCACGCCTGGCATTGGGCGAAGCGTCGGAAGCACAAGCGCCCGCAGGACGAGGTTAAGATCAGGGCTAGCGCAGTTGCGGCGTTGAATGGACTCCTCCCAGCGCACTTAGGGCGCGCAGCAGGGCCACTCCGAAAGGGCTAGCATGGAACCGATTTCGCACAAGGCGACGGTGAGCGCGACGTTCGACGTGAGCGACGTGAGCGACGGCACGGTAATCGAATCGGTGGTCCACGAGATGCGGACGAAGTGGGGCGCTGAGGTTAAGCTCGGCAAGGGCAAGCTGACGCTCACGGCGGTTCTCGCCAGCGACAGGGATTCCGATGTGGACCCACGTGAGGTCGAAGCCGCGTTGGACGCGTGCCGTGGCGTGTTCGCTCACGCCGCCGCCGGGCGCATCCCGCAGCTGGCGCTGTTCGACGCGGAGACGGGCGAGGTAGGGAAGCCCAACATCGTCGGCGAACTCACGCGGGCTTCCGGCGGCGTGCACTGATCTTGCGAGGGCCTGACTGTCCTGTGGTGGGTACAGTTCGGTTTTGCCTGAGCCCAGGCCCTCACCAACTTGGCGGGCGCGAAAGCGACCACCGGCAACCCGCCATCCTTCGGACAGCAGCCTTGCCCGTGGCTGTGAGAGGGGCCAGTGAACGGGCAATCGCTCGACGGGAAAGTACACAGGCGGGCCGCCTCTCACGTAGTCGGGGCGGCCCGTTTTCACGCCCGAAACAAAATCTTGACACGCCCATCCCTCACGAATTAGACTCCTGGCGTAAGCTGATTCTGTCGGGGATTCTATGCTCGATCAGGAACACGACCCTTTCCGCTACCCCGCGAGTGAGCAGATGCTTGCGCTCATCGGGGAGCAATTCCGCCAGCTTTACGACAGCACACGTGGCTCGGACGCCGCCAACGCCGCCCAGGCGTGGTTAAGGCAGCATCGACAAGTCATCATGTCGAGCATCCTGTGGATTCAGGACGACCGGCTCGACCTTCGCCGCTACCGGCCAAACGTCGGCCAAATCAAGATGCAAGCGGCAGCAGACCGCCAGACGGCGGCTGGTTTGCCCATCCGGCTTATCTTGCTCAAAGCGCGACAGTTCGGCGGCTCAACGAAAACGGCCGCCGATTTCATATTCGACGCGCTCACCACGCACGGGCTGAACTGCCGTGTCGTAGCGCACAAGGACGACTCGCTCAAACGACTTTTCGAGATGTACGAGCGGTTCTATCGCTACCTGCCGGAGGAGTTCAAACCGAAGCTCGGGAGCGGTAACCGGAAGTCTCAGAGCATCAAGTTCGCGGCCCCGCTCGAATCGTCCATCGAGGTAATGCTGCCCAACGAATCGGGCGGCGACCAAGTGGGCGCGTCGGGCCGGTCGATGACGATTCACGACCTGCATCTGTCCGAGTTCGCTCACGTGACGAACGCGGGCGGGATGATGCGCTCGCTACGCCCTTGTGTCCCGAACGAAGTCTTCACGAAGATCATCAAAGAATCGTCCGCAGGTCCTTACGGGAACGAGTTCCACAAGGACTGGGACCAGGCTTACGTGGACCAGAAAGGCGGCTACGAGGCGGTCTTCGTGGCGTGGTGGGAGGAGCCGAAATACCAGTTGGACTTCGGTTCTCCGATGGCGACGAACATGGGCTTCGATGACCCGGACCAGCGTGACGAGTTCATCCGCAACCTGCATCAGGGGGAGCAGGACGAGTTCGGCGCTGAGGCGGAACTGGTCGAGCAATACGGCTGCACCGCCGAGCAGATGCTGTGGCGTCGCTTCAAGCTGCTGGAAGCTCGGGGCGACAAGGTTTGGTTCAAGCGCGAGTATCCGTCGAATCCCGAGGAAGCGTTCCAGGGAGCGGGCGGGAACTACATCAACGCCGCTCGCGTTATCTTCCACCTGAACCGAGCAGAGCCGCCCTCGATCATCGGCGACTTCGATCTCGAAGAACGCGGCGCTGGGATGCAGCGGCTGGAAGATGCTGTCGACAAGCCGGGTGACGGCTTCGTGCAGGTGTGGGCTCCACCGCGACCGCACACGGAGTACGTGATCGGGGTAGACCCGTCGCACAACCTGCCCAACTCCGGGGACTACGGCGCTGCGGTCGTGTGGCAGCGGCTGCCGGAGGAGTACGTCGCTAGGCTCCGTGGGGACTCGTGGCGTAAGCCCGATAGTGACGATTTCTGTGACCAGTTGTATGCTCTTGGGCGTTACTACAACGATGCTCATATCCTCGTGGAACGGAACGGCATTGGACAGCGCGTGATTGACGACCTGCTAAGCCCGCATCGGTTCTACACGCAGTATCCTCGGCTGGTGTTGGAGTCCGATCTGTTCCCGATGCTCGGGCGTAGCGATGGTCGGTACGGCCTGAACAGCACGGCGAACATCCGCCGCGTGATGATTGACCATCTCCGCGAGGTGGTGGAAAGCGGTGAGGTGGAGTTGCCGGACTCGACGTTTCTGCGAGAGTGCCAGGCGTTGCAGACGGTCGACCGGCACGGGAAGGTGGCAGCGCCGCAGAAGGGTCAGCCCCGAGGCGACGGCGACCCGGAGCAGGGCTTCTACGACGATCTGGCGTTGGCAGCGGCAATCGGATACTGGGCGCACCGTGTCCTCGGCGTTCCTCGCAGCGAGGCAGAGAACCGTCGACGGCACGACATCCGAGAGCGCAAGCGAGTGAGTTCGCAGGTCATCCCGCCGCACTTGCGTTCTGGCGGTGGCGGTGGTATGAATTACGATGACCTGGGAGTCTGACATGGCCAGCTACACCGTGTCACTCGCGGACATCTTGCCGGAGTGGATGGACTTGCAGGCCGCCCGAGAGAGCGGCTGGCTGGACGAGAAGGCGGCAGCGCGGCATGACGACTTGACACGGCAGCTTGGGTATTTCACCATTGAGGTCGAGATGCCGGAGAGTCCAACGGAGATGGCGTCGGCCTTGAGTGATGCAGAAGCGTACAGGCTGGAGCAGGCAGACCTAGCGGAAGTGGCCAGGGGGGGCCAGGAACCGGAGCTACCGGCATGGTAAGAGTCCAACTGGTGATCGACTTGAAGAACCACGGGCAGGTGCTGCTGGCTAACGCAGAACTGCCCTGTTTGCCTGCGCGTGGCGATACCATCGTCTGCCATCCTGAGCGCCCCGAGGCACCGCTTCCCGCAGGCGAGGTGTTCGAGTGGAAGGTGTCAGCGCGGCGTCTCATCGCCGGGTCTGAGCACGTCAAGGCGTGGGTTAACTTCAACAACGAACCGGCCAAGGCGTGGCAGCGCGAGCAGCTAGCGGAGCGCATGGCGCAGGACGAGGAGGCCGCGTAATGCCAGCCTATGAAGTCCGGCGGCTTCTCATCCCCAAACTCCCCGGTGACAAGGCCCTTCGCGGCGCAGCGGCGGAACAGGCAGCGAAGGTCAACCAGCTATCTCGCAGTGGCTTTCGTATCGCCCACGTGTCCGAGGTCGTAGGCCAGCGTGCGGGGATGCACTACGAGTTCTGGATGGAGCGCGAGATTGCCGACGGCGAGGAGCTTCCGGCGCTGGCCAAGGTAGAAGCCGAGGCTGGCCCCCAGTCCGAGGAGTTCCAGGCGAAGGTAGCTGCCAAGGCAGAAGCAACGCGGCAGAAGATGCTCAAGCAGCAGGAAATGATGGCGCGTATCGCAGAAGACCCGCGCTCCGCTGAGGAGCAGCTGGCTGCTATGCTGCTGGCGCAGGAGAATGGCGGCACGCAGCGGGAGGTCCGTCCCACGGACGATGAGGTCGATGATGAGGATGAGGTCCCCGAGGAGATGACGCTCCGAGACGCCTCTGCCATGCTCGGTATGGAGCACGCCGCGTTCCAGAACCGCGTAAGCAGCCGCAAGCTCAAGAAGGCCGACGACTGGCCGTTTGAGTTGGAGCCGGACCCGCGCACCAACCGCAACCGTTACATCGGCGACACGCCGGATGTACTCCCGTGGCTCGCAACCCACTTCGAGGGAGTCAGCGTGAGTGGCTAACCAGGCACGCACGGTCAGTAATCGAGAGCCGAAGGCCCGGAAGGATGCTTCCTCGGGTCGTCGGATTGCGAGTGTCAAGTCGTCCAAGTTCAGCTTGGAAAACGACATTAGCAACCTCGGGCGCATAACGTCGCCTAAGCGGCTATCGAGAGTTGGCCGTGCAGCCATCGACCAGGCGCTCAACGGTGAGGACCGGCAGCGGTTCGTTCGCCAGTTCGATGAGTCGTACTCACTCTTCGAGGGCGACCAGTGGATTAACGAGGACGGCACCCGGAGCGAAGCGCCATCGTGGCGCTACCGCATGAACCGGAACATCACGTTCGGCATGGTCGAAGCCATCGTCTCGCTGATGATGGACATGCGCTCGACGCCGTACTGGGCAGCCGATAACCCCGACGGTGGGGACGAGGCCAACAAGTTCCTGGCGAAGCACGGCCTTCCGCCGATGCCCACCTCCCCAGGGCAGAAGACCGACAACGATCTGGCGACCGACCTCACCAACATGATTCATGCCGAGTATGAGCGCCGCAGTGAGCATACCCGCATGGAGGGCATCTACACGGACATGACCGTGGGTGGCCTCGGTGTCGAGAAGACGTTCTGGGACCGTAAGCGCAACCGCCCCGGCGTTACGCAGGTGGACCCACGCGACTTCCTTATCGACCCGAAGTGCTCCGACCGCAGGCTGGAGACAGCGAAGTACGTAGTCTTCCGCACGCGGATGGACGCGGACGACATGCGCTGGCGCTACGGTCTGTCGGCGCAGCAGGTAGCCAAGATTGTCGAGAAGGGCGGCCGCCATGAGGAAATGAAGCTGCACGACAAGGGCGGCTTGTTCCGGCGGGTCAACTACGGTGAAATCTTCCGAGACACGGACCTAGAATCGTCCGACCTGAAACGCATTATGGTCGACGTGTACCACTTGTGGTTCCACGAGGAGACGATCTTCGGCCACGAGCACGGTGACGTGGCTACCCGGAAATATCCCGACGGCCGTGTCATCACGTTCGCAGGTGAGGATGTCCTCCACGACGTTGCCAACCCCTACGCTCGGAAGTCCGAGGAGGGCGATGAGGTAGGCGGCCACGGGATGATTCCGTTCGCGTTGTATCGGAATTACGGCAACCCGCGCGACCCTTATGGATTCGGCGACATCACCCCGATGAAGGGGAATCAGCAGGCCATCAACGTGCTGTGGTCGTTCCTGATGCAGGGCGCGGCGCTCACCGGGAACCCGCAGTGGCTCTACGAAGAGGGCGCGTTGAAGACCGAGTGGCTGACCAACAAGCCGGGGTTGGCTATCGAGGTGCCGCGTGGGATGATAGACCGCATCCAGCGGCTTGAGCCGATGCGTGTATCGCAGGACTTCTACAACCTGATCGGGATGCTCGAAGACAACGTAGAGCAGCAGACGAACATCAACCCCGCGCTAGAAGGCGAGTCCCCCGGCTCGCACGCTTCCGGCAGGCACATCCAGCAGTTGCAGGACGCGGCGTTCAAGCGTATGCGGCAGAAGCTCCGCAACTCCGACCAGGGCCTGCACTCGCGCTTCAAGCAGGAAGTCGGGAACGTCCAGCAGTTCCACACGCTGGAAGAGTTCTTGGACCACATGGCCGACGGAGAGTGGTTGCAGTTCGATGAGCGTATCCGTCGGCTCAAAGGCGACGCGCGTATTCGCTCCCGTGCGGACGAAGCTACGACGCCTGACGAGAAGTTCCAGCGGGCTATCGAGTTGATGAACGTCGGTGCGGTGGATGCTTTGGGCTTTGTGAATACGGCTGACCTTGAGATCGAGGAAGAGTTCCGAGAGGCGTTGGAGATGCGGCGGCGGTTGGAGATCAAGAACAACCGCTTCCAAGAGTTGCAGCTGGACCAAGCGATTGCGCAGTTGGAGCAGCCGCAGCCCGCGCCTCAGCAACAGTTACCGGGTGGCGAGCAACCGGCGTTACCGCCGGGTCAGGAACAGTCGGGCTTGCTTCCCCCAGAAAGTGCTGGTATACCACCAGTGCAGGCACCGCCCCCGGGAGGACCCCAGGGGCAGCCTCAATTCGCGTAGCTTAGCAGGTAGCTGCGCGCAGCCCGTGAAGACACGGGAAGGAACGACATGAGGGAGAGTAAGCGCCTGGACGACCAGGGCCAACCTGACTCCCCCGAGCCCCAGGGCTCGGAGCCCGCCGACCGGCTGGAGGCCGCCGTAGGGTCCGACTTCGACAACGATCTACCCCTCTCGGAGGTTGTTGACGAGGCAGCGCCTACGGAAGCCGAAGAAAGCACGGACGCGGGAGAGTCGGAAGGTACAGTCGAAACGGCGGATACCGCCAACGTCGACCATGAACCTGCAAACGCCTACACGTCCGAGGAGCAGAAGGCCGCCGAAGATCGGATGGCCTCCTACGTCTCGGCGTTAGCCGACAGCAACGCACAAGTCGAGCAGTCACAGCAAGAGACTGCCCAAGCGACCACGGACTATTCGGAACTCCAGTCCTTTGCAGACCGGAGAGCCGCTCATGACCGGCAGGAGATCGAGTCATTGAGGACGCAGGTAGCTGCGTTACAGCACACCGTCTCTAACCCTCAGCCGCAGGCGCAGGCCCAACAGCCCGCTGCCAACAACGGCTCGGGGTACTACGACGATGATCTGTATGACAATGCGCAAGCTACCCCAACCGCGTCCCCAACGGTACAACCGCACAGTGACCCGGCCATCGCCGCTGAGTTGAAAGTCCTTCGAGAACGGGTCGCTGCCCAGGAGGTAGCCAAGCAACAGGACACGCAAGCGCAGCAGAACGCTGCGGTGCGGCAGGCGGCATTTGCTCTTAGGGACCAACTTGTCACCCAGGAGCACATGACCACGCAGGAGGCCGAGACGGCCGTAGTCTTGCGGCATCAGGGCAATGTGGACGCTTACGCAGACATGCTCTCCACGGCTCGTTCGCGGAGAGTACGCTCTCGTATAGCCACAAGGCAGGATGCTCAGCAGGCGGAAGAGGCAGTCTCCTCCGGCAGCCGAAGCACCGGGCGGACGCGCACTGTGTCCGATACCTTGGACAACGTAGCTCCTCTGGGCGAGGAAGACTTCGCTGGGCTGAGCAAGCCACAGCAGGATTCGTTGCGACAGGCGAAATGGGCGGAAGTGACGGGATTCAGCGACTAACGACGACGATGCTAGGGCGCGCGGTAGCAGGATAGGCCACGCGCCCCGCATCCCCATAGTGGGGGTGTTATCCTGTAGCGGAGTTGGCTCACCCGAGAGGGAAACCAATGTCCGCGATTCTTACGGAACTGGAACTGGGTGTACGCTACACCTGGGGTGGCCTCGATAAGCAGGTCATCAAGAGGTCGCATGTCTTTGCTGCGAACCTGATTCGCAAAGCCGTCCACTACGGGGAAGGCGATGTGGTCAAGTTCGGCATCTGGACGGAACGCCAGCCCGCCGGGACTTACTCGTCCTACGGTCGGCTCCCGCGTGTCCGTCGCAAGGCCGTCAAGCGCGGCTCCATCGGCTGGAAGCACTACGCGAGCGCCGTCCAGATCGACGGTCCCACTCTCCGTGGGAACATCGACGTGGGCATCGGCGCACTCCTGCGCCAGGACTCTCTGAAATCGCTCGGCCGCAACAAGGCGAACACCCTGTTCTCCTTCATTGACGAGCAGATGGAAGAGGCGATTTCGTCGCTGGTCTTCGAGATCGGCACGGACATCTACGGCACAGGCGATGGCGCTGACGGCGAAACGCTCCAAGGCCAGAAGACCATCATCGACACCACGGCGTCCTACGCGGGCCTCGCGGTGGGCGATGTCGGCACGGACGATGTGGACGGTCTGAATCGCTGGTCGGGTCACGTCGACACGAACAGCGGCACGAACCGCAGCATCGGCCTCGAAGATGTCTCGGCCATGCTCGCCAACCTCCGACGAGGGACCGGCGAGGACGACCCCGAAGACATCATGGTCTACATGAACAACAAGGTGTTCAACACCTTCAACCTCCTGCTCGAAGGTCAGCACCCGCAGACCAACGAGAATCTGGCGAAGCTGGGCTTCAAGAATGTGGAATACGACTTCGCCACATTCGTCCGTGACGAGATGGCCCCGGCGAACCAGATGGTCTTCATCAACCACAACTCCTTCTGGCTGGGAATCCGCAACTCTGCGGACTTCGACTTCCTCGGGTTCCAGCAGGAAGACGACTCCGTGGTCGGTCACGTGATTTCCGACCTCGCCTTGATATGCTCCGACCGGCACCGGCAGGGGCGTATCGAAGACATCTCCACCATATAACCGGGAAGGAACCCTGACATGGATATGTATTTCGGCGGACTCGATCAGGTGTTCACGCAGACGGAGGGGCCTCCCGACCAGGCGGGGAAACGCATCACTACGCCCTCCGGGCGTCAGTTCATCTGCGTGCAGAACCACCAAGGCGCGGCGCTTGCCAAGGGCAACGTGCTGAAGCTGACGGGGAACAACGGGGTAATCCGTGACGCGGACGTGGATGCGGCGGCGGCGGCGGACACCATTCGGGTGACCGGGACGGACGACTTCACGTCGGCCATCCTTCAGGACATCCGTGGTGACACGCGCAACGGCCACATCTACTTCCTCTGGATTAACGCTGGCGCTGCCCAGGGGCAGGGCGGGCCGATCATCCAGCGCGTGACGGACAGCCTCGTGGACGTTTACTGGTGGAATAGCGACGATGGCGCAATCGCCACCGCGCTGACGACTGCCAGTGACTTCGTGGTCTCCTGTCCGACGCGCGTGGTCCTGACGACGGACCCAGACGACAAGGCTGTGGGCGTGTGTAACGCCGCTCCGGCTGACAACGGCTGGTTCTGGATGCAGCTGACCGGGCGGACGATGGTCCTGCTCGATACGGACGACACGGCCATCTCCGACGACAACATGCTGCTCATCCCGTCGGACACGACGGATGGGTATGCAGAGGGCGAAACCGCTACGTCGACCACGACCGAGCTTGCCTCGGCTATCGGTCGCGCGGTGGGTGTCGATCAGGACGCTGACGGGTTGGTCTTGATTGACCTCACCTGCGGCAACATGAACTACACCTACGGTGTCGGCGGTGGCCCGGGCTTCCCGTTCGCGGGCCGTGGCAACACGCTCGGCTTCCCGGCTCAGTTCGGACAGTAACCCAAACAGTCTTCTCCACGGGCGGCGGCATCCGGGCCGTCCGCGCCGTGGGGGACTCAGTGGAGAAGACAATGCAGGCAACGCACACAGCCAGCTGGGCTGCTACGGGCGGAAAGCGTGGCACGGGGTACAACCTCGACCGCCACATGGTTCTGGGCGCGGACCTCGACTCGACCAACTACAACCTCCGGTTCAAGTTCCCGGTGCAGTTCCAGTTCGTCGCATCGGATACGACGAACCCGCTGCTGAACATCAACCACGACTACAACGGCGTGGGGCTGTTGCTGGACACGGACGGTACAACGGCCGACTCGTTCCAGTGGATTGCCGATACCACGACCGGTGTGGTCGGAGACTGGGACTGGGATTCGCTTACCACGGGTGACGGGCTGAACATCTCGATGTCGGCCCTGACGACTGGTAACGGCATCACCATCGCGGCTACCAACACCACCGGGAACACCATCAACCTCGTCCCGTCGGCTATGACCACGGGTTCGGGCCTCAACATCCTGGCAGCCTCGGCTGACACGGGTGCTTGGGACTGCATCCACGTCAAGATCGACCACGTGGACGCGGTGAACGCCATCGGAATCATCTCAGAGAACGACTCGACCGGGGCGGCCTTCCAGGCTCTCAGCAACGCTGCGGGCGCGGTTGGTGCGGTCATCGAACTCAACCAGCAGTCAGCGTCGGCGGCAGATAACGACGTGGCGGGCCGCATCATCTTCAAGGCGGATGATGAGGAAACCACGCCGACCAACACCACCATCGGGCAGATCGACGTGCTGTGGATAGACGCGACAGCGGTATCCTATGGCTCGGAGTTCCAGTTCACCACATCAACGTCTGCGGCGGCGAACCTTGCGGTCAGAATCGACCACGTGGGGCAGATTCACGCTGACCTCGGCGGCGGCGCGGGGAGCGTGACGGTCTTCGATGAACACGATGACATCGGCATCAACGCTCTGCTTGACGAGACGGAGGCTAGCCAGGTTCTGTGGCTCGGGGAGATGGAGCGCATCGGCGTGGTGTCTCGCAAGACGCCTGAGCAGGGCGGCTCCGGGTTCATGTGGAACCTCCAAAAGGCCGACCTGTTCGCTTTGGGAGCCATCGGTCAGCTGAACGACAAGGTGGACGCGAACTACGATGAAGTGCGTGGCATGGTCGCGGGCATGGAAGCCGAGATCGCGCGCCTTCAGGCGGGAACCACCGATGTCCTAACGGGCGGGGTGTAATGAGTCAGCCACGCACCGCATATCAGACGCTGATACCTCTGTCGCAGATGGAGGCGGACGACATGGCTATCTACGAGATATGTTCCGACCTGGCCTGCTCCCCGGAACGGGCTGAGGAACTGCTCACAGCGCCGGACGGCATACCGCACACGATGCGGGAGCATGACGGCGTGGATTGCTACATCGTCCAGCGTCCTGAATACGTTGCGTGGCGTACCTCACAACGCGCCGCCGGGCGCATCTAAGGAGACGAGACATGGCGCTTACACTGGCGCGCATCGCAGAGGACGTGAACCGGAGTGTCGAGGAGGTGAAGGAACTCATCCCCGAGGACCTTCTCTCCGAGTCTGTCCGCAGGACGGGCAAGGGTGGGAAGAAGGGTGCGAAGATGGCACACGTTCGGGACGTGGCCGCGTATAAGGAGTGGCGGGCCACGGCGAATCTCCCGAACACGCTCGCACACCTGGCGTAGGGACGCAACCGGCGGGGGCTTCGGCCCCCGCACCTCCTTCTCGGAGTGAGTAGATGCCGACGCTAATACGCAGCGAAATGCTCACAGAGGTCCGGCGCTTACTCGGAGAGCTTACCGCCGGGCAGCACACGGACGCCGAGATCAACGCCGCCCTTCAGCAGGCGGTGGATGAGACGTGCGAGGATTGCGTCTCTCACGACGCCTTCGCGCTCCTTGAGAACTACTTCGTCTTCCATCCGGTGGCGGGTAAGCGCCGGTATCAGATGCCGAAGGAAGTGATCGAGGTGCTAGCGGTCGACTGGCTTGACGCGGGCCAGTACACGCCGCTAGACCAGATTACGCAGGACTCGGTAGAGGCGTATCGGGACACGGACAACACGAGCGACAACCCCGGCACCTTTGCCGTGCGCGACGCACGGAAGCTGATGACTCGGGGCATTGTCACCAGCGGGTCCGCTACGACGGTGGTAGATGCAGACCGTGGTAGTCCCTTCGCTACCGAAGAGTCCTTCGTGGACGGCACGAACGTCGTGAACGAGAAGGGTGCCGCGTTGCGGGACCTGACGACGGACGGGAACAGCGATGCAGTCCTGAACGTGACCGACAACGGCGAAGCGACCATCGACGCCAGCGGGATAGCCGCCACGACTTTGACGTTCCCGGCGCAGACGGCCGGTGCGGGGTTGCAGGGCGGCGGGCGTAACAACTTCGAGCTTGGCGATGTGTACGAGATACGCGCGAGGGAGTACACACGTAAAGATGTGGTTCTACGCAACGCGCCATCTTCGACCGATCAGACGGCTGTTATCGAGCATACGTCCGCGTCGGACGGAACCCACGGAATCGGGAACGTCTCAGACACGAACCAGAAGGCCGGGCAGAAGTTCCTGCTTCGGCGCGATACGGTTATTTCGGGCGTGTCTATCAGGCTGGGGGCGTCTACGAAGACGATAACGGACGCGCCTACGGACGGGCCAATCGGTGCGATGGTGGTTCGGATTGAGACGGACTCCGCTTCCGTCCCGTCTGGCACGCTGGCGTCGTTCCGGGCGAAGGCAGCCAACGCTACGCCGGGTGAGAACGGGTGGGCTGAGTTCTATTTTGAAGAGCCGTTCATGCTGGCGGCGAACACGGCCTATTGGCTAACTGCCGAGATACCGACGCAGAGCGCCTACTACGGCGCAACCGACGACATCGACAACCACTACACGTGGCAGTATGACGACGACGGTGGCTATGACAACGGCAACGACGCCACGCACAACGGCTCGTCGTGGACAGCAGGCACGAACGACATGCTGTTCAAGGTCCATGCGTATAACCGCACCGAGGCGTTCCGGGTGCGTGCTGCGGTAACGATACCCGCGTTTGTGGACGACTCCAACGTGGTCCCGTTCCCGACGGCGGCCATCTCGGCGATTCGGTTCAAGACGGTAGCAATATGCCTCGGTAAGCGCCAGAACTCGTTGGACGATGCGGCTCAGTATGAGGCTCGGTATCAGGTTCAGGTGAACCGCGTGATGGACATGCTACGTCAGAGACAGAAAGACGGCTACGGTAGCATAGGAGACTTGACACCGTGGCCCTCAGACATCAGAATCAATAGGACGTGGGGGCCGGGCAACCCTCGGCTGTACTTTGAAGACAGCAACAGCTGGGAGTAGATGAATGAAGAACGCAAGGCGCGTTCAGGACCTGGGGTTGACTGCCTCGGCGTTTACGACGGCGCAGGAGACTGTCCCGGTGATGGTGCCCCAGGGTCATACGCTGGCGGTGCTTACGATTCAGAACACCGCTAATCTGACCTTGGCGGCTACCAACGAGGTAGACTTCACCCTTCAGACTACGTATGACGACGGGCGGACGTGGCAGGCGCTCTGCAACATCCACTGGGACAATGCAGATAACGCGTCAGCGCCCACCCGGCAGGTGGTGCTCAACGGCAGCACAATGGCCAACGCCGCGTATACGCCCGCGCTTACGCTAGCGGACGATGCGACGGCTGCGCGAGCCATCGGGAGCCAGCTAAGGCTCACCGCAGCATTCACCGTAGCGGGGACCGTGGCTGCTGGCACAGTGGCTACGGTAATGACAAGTGCCTCGTAAGCGCGGGCCGATGGAAGCGGCCTATCGGAAGAAGCACGGGAGCCGGAAGCCCACGGGCGTGAAGGATTTCGCTACGCCTCTGCTCGACAAGTGGGACATGGAACGTCTCAACGAGCGTAAGGCGATGCAGCAACGGTTTGAGGCTTTGTTGGGGGAGCCGAAACCTGCGAGGAAGAAGTGATGCCGAGGACGAAGCCGGGGCAGTACCCGATCTCCAAAGAGCGGTGTGGGGCCATCAACTTCGCACAGGCGACGGTGGCCAAGCGCCAGGAGGAAGTGGCCGCGTGCGTCGAGTACCAGATGTTCGAGCGGGCACAGGCCGATCTCAATACGCTCATCAATGAGATTGGCGTTGAGATGAAGCTCGCCGGGCGAAACATCAGGTTCGAGGCCCGAGGGGATAAGTACTACTTCATGGAGGGCGGCCCCGACGACCCGGTGGTAGGCGAACCGCCGCCGGTCGAAGAGGACGAGGACGACGAGGATGAGGACGAGGGCGAAGATGTCGAGGACAGCGGTGTTGGAGCGGCAGCAGCTGGGAGCGACTAGTGGCACGCCAACGTGTGGTCTGGTCGAACTTCGCCCAGGGCATGGACGAGTTCTACGGGTTTCGAGGAGGCCGCATCGAGGGCGTCTCTGAGGAGCTGCGGAACTTCAAGGTAGACCGGCATGGAAGGCTCGCCCCTCGGGGCGGGTCTTTCAAGTTCAACGCCGTGACCGAAGAGTCCGGCCCTGTCACCGCCATCAGCGCGGTGGTTACTGATGGCACTACGGCCTCAAACCCATCAGTCCGTTCTAACCGTGTAGCGATGCAACTGAACGCAGCGGGGCTCTCCCGCCTTCAGGCCGTCCCTGACGGCGCAGGCGCGCGGAACAGCAACAACACCATCGAAGAGGTCAAGAACGCCAGTACCAACGCGGACAGCAGCATCCCGCCGTGGGGCTTGGAGCAGCTGAACATGAAGGCGTTGGTGTTCAACCAGCGCATATTTATGAACGCGTCGATCAGCGGCTTCGGGATGATGTGGGGGGACAGCGCCTCTGCGTTGACCGGGCCGTCGAAGGTCTATCAAGTAGGCTCCGCTGCCCCTGCTGCGATCACGCTAGCGGTCAACAACAACGCCACCGGGACCGATTTGGACGCGTCCAGCTGGTACGGCGCAGGCTACACCTACTACAACAGCACCTACGGCATCGAGACGGACATCATCCGAGATACCGTTCAGACAGACGGGACGAACCGGACTGTCCGTATTACTCTCACGGAGACGGTGGACGAGGGATTCGACCAATATCGTGTCTATCGAACGACCGGCCAGGCGTCGACTGGTGCGGCCGCCGCCGCCTCGTTGCTGTTTGTCGCGGCGCTAACGAAGGACAGTGCCACCAGCACAGAGTTCGTGGACATCGACGCCACCGAGCATAATCTGAACGCGGCGGGGGCGACTGCCTACACCATAGGCTCCGCGAACAACACCACGAGCCATGCTGTTCTAAGCGACCCGGTGGCGTACTTCGAGTCGTGGAAGAACCGGCTGTGGTGTGTGGTTCTCCCACGCAGAGTTAGGTTCTCGCACCGCACGTCGACGGCGGTGCTGCCCGATTGGTTCCGAACGAACGACTACGTGGACATCGGTAGCGGCGACTCGCATATTACGGGGATTGTGGAGGGGCCGTCCGGGAACGCACTCATCGTCTTCACGAACACCGATGTCTTCCGTATAACGGGAAGTGACCGGCAGACGATTCGTGTCGACACTGCACTGGCCGGGATAGGCTGCCCTTACCCGAGGACGATTCAGAAGCTAGGCAACGCGATCTACTTCCTGGCACAGGACAACCAAGTCTACAAGTTCGATGGTGCGCAGGCACAGCCCGTGTCGCTCCCCGTGAACGAGTCGCTTAAGGACATCAAGCTGTACTGGGCGCGGATGCCGGTGGCGGGGGTAAAGGGCAACGAGTACTGGCTGGCTTATCCGTCTGGAACGGCTATCACCACGACGACGGGGACACTGACTACCGGCAGCGCGGGGACCCGGGTATTCGGGACGGGGACGCCACTCGCAGTGAGCGACGGCACCGCTTGGGATTTGTCGGGAGTGGCCATCGGCGACCATATCCAGAACACGCTGCCCGAGCAGTATCACGGGGTAGTCACTACCGTCGATGACGCTAACGATAGGATAACGTGGGAACAAGGAACGGATGCGGCATCGACCGTGTATGCGTATTCTATCTACCGCAACGACCGCGAGGTGGTCTTCGACACGCTTCTGAATCTCTGGCGTGGGCAGCGCGGGCGCTCGGTCTTCTGTTACTCCTGGGACTACCCACGGTCACGGGAGTTCTACGCGGGACTCTTCGGCAACGGCTTCGTTATCGAGGCGGACACGACCGATGCTACGGACTTCGCTAGCGCCGCCATAACGTCGCTTTGGAAGTCCCCCTTGGTGACGTTGCCTGTGCGGGCGCAGTTCCACGGGCTTCGGGTGCTTCAGATTGGCGGTGTGGAGTCCTCGCTGACGGTAAAGGGCTTCATCAACCATAGCAGTACCGCGACACAGTTGCCCGCAGCGGGCGCTCCAGGGTCGGACGACCAGTACTGGTACGGCTTCTCCGATGCCTCGGGATACGCCTGTCAGGTCACGGTGGAAGGCACGGCGATGGGGACCATCGTGGCGATCATCCTAGAGTATGAGACGGTGGACGTGTAATGGCAGTCAACCCTGCGTTCGTAACACAGCTTGGCGTTGGGACCATCGAAGGTCTTGACGGGCTAGCGCGGGCGGTAGGGTATGAGTTCGACTCTCTCGCGGAGCGCACTGAGACAGCCATCAGAGATGTGGTGCTAGCGACGCAGCAGGCGGTGACTCGGCTGGACGACGAGCATACGCCCTTCGTGGTGGATGCTGCACCGGACACCGATACGCAGACTGAGGACGGTGTGTTCGGAGAGCGCCGAGTCTACACGGACGGGACGAAGCTCCGCACGTTCGAGAAGCTGATGGACACGTCGGAAGACGTGAAGTGGGTCGAGCGGCTGTCGTCTCCTATAGAGGAGTTGACGCAGAACTCGATTCTGTTCGTGGATGCCCAGGGCCAGATGGCTCAGGACAACACGAACCTGAACTTCGATGACAGCACGAACATACTGACCGTGGGCGGCTCGATCTCCACTCCGTCCATAACGCTATCCGGGCTGACCGCCTCCCGCTTGACGCAGACTGACGGCAGCAAGGCGCTGTCCTCTGTGTCAGACCTAACGGCCTGGATTGCAGGCGGCGACGGGATGACCTCGACCAGCGACGGTGACGGGACGCTAACGCTAGCCGCCGATCTCAATACGACGAACTTGCAGTTCACGGCGAACGAGATCAACACGATTCAGGACATCGACACGACGGCCTCCCCTACCTTGGTCGCTGCTACGTTCTCTGGGCTGACGGCCTCCCGTCTGATGGCGAGCGACGGGTCGAAGCTAACGTCCTCAGTATCGGACCTGACGGCTTGGATTGCCGGGACGGCTGAGCAGATAGATGTGACCGACGATTCCGATGGGACGATAACCCTCTCCTTCGACACGGACTACGATGGGCTTACCGCCTTCTTCCAGGGGGCCATCCTAGAGTCCGCTGCGGTATCTGCCGCGAGCGATGGGGCGACGATCACGTTCAGCGCCGAGCAATCGGGCGGTGGGGATATGACCCCGGTGTTCTCCGACGGCTTCTACGACTGGGACACTTCTCCGGCGGATACGGTGAGTCTTACAGCGGGGAGTGATACATCCCCCACCGAGAACTACGTCTACCTCCTCCAGTCCAACAAGACACTCACCGCTAACACGACGGGGTGGCCCTCGGCTGAGCACGCGCCCTTGGCTACCGTGGTGTGCCAGAGCGCGGCGTCGTTGCAGGCGCAGGGGGCCTACAAGTTCCATGCGTGGACAGACCACATATCCGACTCGAACTCGATGGGCCACCTGGCCAACATCAACTACTGGATACGCCAGCAGCACGCCACCTGGGCCTCCGGCGTTGTCCTCACGCCAGACGTTGCGGCGGGCGCGTTCGAAGTGGCTACGACCTCGGGCGTCGTGCTCCAACTACACCCGCACGCGTTCCCAGCCATTGACACCGCTGCCTCGGGGCTGGTCTACGTGGTCAACGACTCTGTGGCCGCGTATGACCCTGTTGCGACACTCACGGGGAATCTCACGGACGCACTTGGTGTGTCGATGTCTGGGAAGCACTACTCCCTGGTCATATGGGGCGTAGTTAGCGAAGCCTCCGGCGACTGCAAGCTGATGGCGAACCTTCCCAACGGGTCGTACAACAACTCGTCCTCGGCTATCGCTGACACGGCGAACTACGACGTGTTCGATATCCCGTCCGTGTTCCGCGGCTGCGGGTTCCTCATCGCGCGCCTTACGATGAAGCACAACATGGGCGGCGGCGGGACGTGGACGGTCACACAGAACGAAGACCTGCGCGACCAGAAGCCCTCCGTGTCGGCTGGTGGTGCTGGCGGGCTCCTCGTGACTTCGTTTGCGGATAACGCCTTCCGTGTCTTCGATGATGGCGATTCATCTAAGATACTGGCTTTCGAGGTAAGTGGGCTAACTACCGCGACGACGCGCACGCTGACGATACCGGACGAAGACGGTACGATCATCACGACGGCCAACACGAGTTGGGTAGACCTCACCGACTCGGGGGACACCACGCTCCATGGACACGACCACGACGCGCTTACGGGCTTTGTTGCAGACGAGCATGTGGCACACAGCGGCGTCACCCTTACCGCTGGAACTGGGCTCACCGGGGGTGGCACGATTGCGGCCTCCCGATCTTTCGCAGTTACCGGAGTCCTGGAAGACCTTGACACCCTCGGAGCGAACTCAGCCGACTCAGAGTTTCTGGTGGGCACTGGCGCGGGTGCGCTAGCTTGGGAGAGTGGGGCTACTGCCAGGACATCCCTCGGGGTAGTGATCGGCACGGACGTACAGGCGTTCGGGGCGTTGTTGGATGACCTTAATACCCTCGGGGCGAACTCGGCAGACTCAGAGTTTATGGTGGGAACTGGGGCCGGGGCGTTGGCCTGGGAATCTGGTACTACCGTCCGCACGAGCTTGGGACTAGGCACCGGCAACACGCCACAGTTCACAGGGCTAATCCTCACCTCGACCCTCGATCTGAACGGGGCGAACATCATCGACGGTGGCGTGATCTTCATGCGGGAGCAGGCTACCGCTGATGGAGACATCACAGGGGAGGGTCAGATATGGGTTAAGACCGCGACCCCGAACCAACTCTGGTTCACGAACGACGCTGGCACTGACCAAGAGATCGTGTATGCGGGCGGGGCCTACCACGATGGCATGTCGGACTTCGCCGCTAACGAGCACATAGACCACACGAGCGTCACGTTAACGGCTAGCACCGGGCTCACTGGGGGAGGCGACATCTCTGGCAACCGTTCGTTTGCGGTAACGGGGGTGCTGGAAGACATCGTTACGGCTGGGGTCAATAGCGCGGACTCCGAGTTCTTGGTCGGTACAGGGGCCGGGGCGTTGGCTTGGGAGACGGGGACTACGGCCCGGAGTAGCCTCGGCGTCGGGACGGGGGACACGCCACAGTTCACAGGGTTGATTCTCACGGGCCTGCTTGACATGAACGGTGGGGATATTGACGACATCGGCGTGATGTTCCTACGAGAGCAGGCGGCGGCGGAAATCGACTCGACGGGCGAGGGTCAGATATGGGTGAAGACCGCTACTCCCAACCAGTTGTGGTTCACGAACGACGCAGGAACCGATCAGGAGATTGTCTACGCAGGGGGCGCTTACCACGACGGCTTCTCCGACTTCGTGGCTGACGAGCATGTGGCGCACGGCGGGGTCACGATGACCGCCGGGGCGGGCCTCACAGGCGGTGGGACAATCGCAGCTACGCGCACGTTCAACGTGGACTACACGGCGGTCACGGCGTTCGATGCGCTCCTTGATGACATATCCGACCTCACAGACCCTGGGGCTGACCGTCTCCTGTTCTGGGATGATGGGTCGAGCATCATGCAGTGGCTCACCGTCTCAACGGGGCTGTCCCTCACTACGACCAACCTGACTACCAACGACGGGGCAATTGTCCACGACAACCTGTCGGGTTTTGTGGCGAACGAGCACATCGACCACACCGCCGTAACTCTCACTGCGGGGACTGGGCTTACGGGTGGCGGGGACATCTCAGCCACCCGCTCATTCGCAGTGGACGGGGTATTGGAAGACCTCGACACACTTGGGGCTGCTGCAAGTGACGGGCAGATCATCGTCGCCACGGGCGCGGGGGCTTTTGCCTATGAGTCGGGGGCAACTGCACTGACGAGCCTTGGGGCGCAGGCTCAGGGCGACGTGCTGGACGACCTCAATACGCTTGGCGCGAACTCCGGCGACTCGGAGTTCCTAGTGGGGACTGGTGCCGGAGCGTTGGCGTGGGAGAACGCTGCCACGGCGGCTACGAGTATGGGCCTTGGCACGGGGGATAGCCCGACGTGGGTTAGCATCACCGCCACGGGGAACGCAGACATTGAAGGCTACGGGGCTATTGGTAACGGCTCGGCCCTGTCGGCCAACTCGACATGGCTCGTGGACAGGGACTTCAATGCCACGGGCGGCGCGTCTCAGATTCGGGTTCGAGGAATCGTGACGGCCACGAGCGGGACAGGGAACATCACGCACGTCCTGATTGACCCAGACTCATCGGTCATCAACAGTGGGAACGCCCACTCACACGTCTCGTCGCTCTACGTAGATGAGCCGGTAATCACCGAGACGAGTGGTTCTGCTACGACGGCTACGACGGTATATATCCAGAGAGCGCCGACCGAGGGCGGTGTGAACTACTCCTTGTTCGTGGACGCGGGGTTCAGCCGATTCGATGATGCTATCTACTTCACCCGGCGCACCGGCGACCCTGCGGCGAGTGGAAACCGTTCTGCGATCTACTCGAAGGATGTAAGCGCAAGCGCGGAAGTCTTCGTGATGGACGAAGGCGGCACGGCTAGCCAGATCAGCCCGCACAACCCGTTGACAGGGGAGCGATGGCTGCACGAGTATAGCACCCATACGAACAAGACTCGGGTGTGGCATCTAGAGCGTATCCTTCGGATGCTAGAGGCTAAGTATCCTCGGGATATGGAAGACATGTACGAAGAGTTGGACGGCGAGCTAGCCGATGTGCGCTTGATGGCTACCCATATCGTGGCCAAGGAGCGTAGTGTCCCGATGCCGGTGTCCTTAGTTGAGGACATGGACTAGGCGCGTGAAGGAGTTGCGCGGTGAGAAGGCTACTTAACGCAGTGGCGGTCTTGGTACATCCGGTTCCGAAAGCACCGCCGGTTGTTCGGCAGTCGGATAATCTTGATATGCTCAAGCGTATGATTGCCGAATCGGGGTTGGAGGAAACGCATGGCAAGCACGGAAGAGATGGCCCAGGACTGGAACGCACACAAGCTCAAGATTCTGGGGGACGCCGCGGACTGCAAGGCGCACCACACGAGGAACGACCAGGCGCTAGCAATCCTGCCGGTGCTGTCCAACACGGTTGAGGAGATGCACGACCGCATGGTGAAGCTGGAGGAGGCCATAGAGACAGTCTCCGATCACCACGGCGGCACCAAGAAGCGACAGGTAGCTGCCCTGGGCGGCGTCGGCGCGGTTGGGCTAGGGGCCGGTCAGCTGGACGTGGTGTTCGACTTCCTTGGGAAGCTGTTCGGGGGCGGATAAAGGTTGCTTGCAGCGTTTGTTTGAGCGATACTCGTAGGGACGGAGGAGCGCGATGCCCACGTTCAGCACTGGGAACCAGCCGCGACAGAACGCCAGCCAGAGCCAGGGGCAGGTTCAGTCGCCCATCAACCCTACCCGTAGTCCGCTCGGCCAGATGGCAACGCAGCCCGGTATCCAAGGGGGGCAAGGGACGAGTCCGTTCCAAATCCAGCCCTTCCAGCCACAGCAAGGACGGCAGGGGCCGCAGCAGTTCCAGCAGCAGTTTGGGCAACAGCAGGGCTTCCAGCAGTTCCAGGGCCAGCCGTCGCAGAGGCAGCAGCAGGGCGTCGGCGGTGCGCGTCAGGCCAGGTTCCAGGGGGGCTTCGGCCAGCAGGGCGGTGGTTTCGGTGGCTTCGGCAACAACGTCCGCATAGGTGGCCAGCCGAACCAGATCATCGACCTGTTCCGCAACCTAATTCAGAATCCGCAGCAGCAGCAAGGGCAGCAGCAACAGCAGCAACAGGCGAACCCCTTCCAGCAGCAGGCTCAGCAGCAGCAACAGCAGGGACAGTTCGCGTTCCAGCCGCAGCAGGTGCCTCAGTTTGGGCAGCAGCAGCAAGCCCCGGCCCCCTCGCGCGCGGGCGGCTTCGGACAGTCCGGGCAGTTCTTTGAGCCTCAGCAGGCCCAGCAGGCTGACCCGCAGCAGGAGATGTTCCAGCAGTTCCAGCAGTTCCTAGCTCAACAGCAAGCTCCGCAGCAGACGCTTCCTCCTGCCCCCGCGCAGCAGAACATCGGCACGTCCGTAGCGGGCGCACCAGGCTTCGACTCCAACGCGTTCGCGCAGCAGTTCGGGCAGCAGCAGCAGAGCCAGCCCGAAGCACAGGCCAACCCCTTCGCGGACCAGGGCGGCACGTTGGAGCAGTTCGGCGGGCAGATAGCGGCGCTTGGCCAGCAGGAGCGGGCGGCTGGGGGTGGTGCTGCGCAGAGCTTCGGGGGGCAGTCTCTCACAGCCTCGGTGCAGCCTGGTACTCAGCTTAACTTCGACACGCAGCGCGACTTCGGATTTGAGGACGCGCCGCTAACTACATACGTGGATGCAAATGGCGTTGAGGGCATTGACATTCGCCCGATTGCCGCCCCAGTCGCGGACTTCGTGCGCCAGGTGTTCTTTGCTAGCGAACGCATGTTTGATGACACCGACCGACTGGCCATCGAAACCGAAATGAATGGCTTTGTGGCCGATGTCCTGTTCCCCGCTCTCAGTGGGAACGGGGGGGTTTTGCCGGACGGGAGTACTGCCCAGACGACAGGAGACGTGGTTAGGGCCATAGCAAATCATGCACAGAGTACTATCGCCAGGCTAAACGACGGCCAGTTCATGTTGGTGTTTGAGCAGCCGCAGGGGGGTGGGGCAGGTGCGTTCAATGTCCTTAATCTTTTGGATACACCGGGTACGAACGGTCCTCTCCCCGTTAACCCGAGCGTGATGGACGATGAGGCGCGAACGGTATACCCCGACATTTCCGATGAGGAACTTCGTACCTGGCGTGCGGTGTTTGCTGACCGGGGGTTTGACGCGGCCCGGCGTGCAGTCCAGAGCATGAGGAACGCGAACCCAACTGCCGGTGCTGGGGCCACGGGGGGAGATAACATCTTCGGCCCCAATACCGGGGGACTCATCGGGGGTGGAGGAACCGACCCAGGGGCGTTAGTCGGGAATGACACAACCGACGCGGCGCGGCGTGCGTCTATCCGGGGCATTCTCGGCCAGAACATCCAGAACCTAGACTTGCAGCAGTTTGGGACTCCCCGGGATACGGCCTTGTTCGATGAATCGCTTGGGAATCTGCGTGGCGACATCACGCAGCAAGGCTCGCTGGCCAACATGCAGAACCTGACGACCCCCACCACCCCGGGGGCTTTCAGTCAGCTTACGCAGGGGCAGCAGCTAGACCCAGCGACGAACGAGGTAGTCCCCGGCCAGCTAGAACAGCTGTTCCAGCAGTTCTTCGGGTCTGCGAACCAGAGCGGGCAGCTAGGGCAGGACCTTGGGGCGGCGGGGCTGGGTTCGTCGGCGCTGGACTTCCTTACGGGAGCGCCCGGTGGCACCCGCGAGTTGACTCTCGAAGAGGCGGGACGTGTGGCGGATGTGTTCGCTGAACAAGGCGAGGTGGCGGCCCTGGCCTTAGAGGCGCAGCTAAGTCAGGTGCGTGGCCAGTCCATATTCGACCGTGGGCAGGGGACCTTATCTCAGGCGTTTTCCGTAGACCCCACACTCACGGGTGGGTTAGGCCCCGTTGCGGCGGCGGGTGGTAACCAGTCCACAAGCATAGCCGACATAAACGAACGGGTAGCTGCCTTCCGAGGACGGCAGGACGAGCAAGCAACAGCTGCTCACGAAGCAGCGGTCGCGGCTGCGGAAGCCGCAGGTGAGCCACCCCCTGCGCCGCCAGAGTTGTTAGGTACGCGTGGGTTGCCTGCCACCTCCACGTTGGCCATCCAGAGCGCCGAGAACCAGTTGGGCAGGCAACTGTCGCAGCAGGAGTTGAACTCGGTAGTCCAGCTTGCACGTAGCCAGCCGGATGCTACGCAACAGAACGCGGCTGTGCAGCGGGCGCTTGAGAGCCTGACCGGGACTCCTTTAGATACCCCGGTAAGCAGCGACGACCTGTTCGGCTCGACTTTCGCCACGGGCGATAGCTCGCAGGCGGCAACAGGATTGCAGCAAGCGTTGCAGCGTGGCGCTACCGCCACGGGCGGTGCGCCTAGCACCCAGTTCCAGCAGCTGACTGGCGCAGGCGAGAGGACGGAGCCGGTTACGGAGATAGAACGGCAGGCGGTTCTGGACCTCATCGAGAGTGGTGACCCAGGGGGCGCGCAGCGCCTTGCAGAGTTCTTCGCAACGCGTAGCGGTGCCACCCTAGACACACAGAATCTGAGGAACATTGGGCAGGCGGGGGCCGCAGGCACTGCCGCTGTTGATGTCACTATAGATGAGCAGACGCAGGCGGATACCACCGTCCAGCAGGTTAACACCGCGTTGGAGGAGGCGGGTCTTCCGGCGCTCAGCAATGTTAATGTAAGTGGCGCAGTGATCGCCGCAGAGCGGGACCTCGGGCGAAGCCTGAATCAGCAGGAGATGAATCAGCTTGTCTCGTTGGTAGGCACCGCAGATCGGCGTGGGCAGACCCCCGCTCAGGCAGTGACGCCGTTCTTGCAGAACCTTGGGGCGGGGTTGCCCGGGGCGGCGGTGGACAAGGCACGTGATACGCTGGGAACGCAGATAGAAGCGTTAGGTGCAGAGGGTAGCGCCCCTTCGGTCGACGGTCAGACGTTGGGCGGAACGGACTTGCTTAGCCAGCAGTTCGGTGGCAGCACGTTGCAGGACCTGCTTGGTGGTGCGCAGAACGTGTTCAACCAGCAGAACCTTGACACATCTATCAACGCCGGTGCGCTCGACAACAGCCGATTCGGCGTTCTGCTTGGCAGTCGGGAAGGTCAGCAGGGCCTCGGACAGGAACTCAGCGGAAACATCCGGCAGTTAGCGGGCGGTACCCGAGCCCCCACTATCCAAGCCAACACGCTCGGGAACAGCTTCCTGGGTGCGCAGTTGGGGCACCAAACGGGTCAGCCAGGGCTGGCGGGGGACCTTGCCGCAAGCGCCGGTAACATCGCAGGTGGCTCCGTGGGGGCGGGTCAGCGTGGCGGCACCCAGTTTGGTGTTAGCCTCGGCCCGACGGAGTTGGGGACAGGTCTAGCCCAGCAGGCACAGTCTGCGGCACGGGGCATCACCGGCGTTTCGGCCGGTGTCGGGCAGGCCCCTACTGAGGCGTTTGGGCAAGACATCGGGTCCGCAGCACAGGCAGCCGCTGACGCTAATGCAGCGCAGGGCAACTTCAACACCCAGAACTCCAACTTCTTCCGCAACCTGTCGCAGACGGGCATCACGCAGGTTCAGCAGGAGCTTATTGCGCAGGCGTTGGGGCAGCAGACGCAGGCTGGCGAGCGTGCGGAGAACGCGCTGTTCCAAGACGTTGAGAGTCAGATTCAGCGCATCAACAGCGCCGACCCGTTCCAAGCAGGTGATCGTGGAATCTCGGGGTCGGGCGTTGCTGCCGGGCTTCTTGGCGAGCAGGCAGGCGGCCTCTTGCAGGGCGTAGGGAATCAGGTAGCACAGCAGAGGTTCGCTGCACAGCAGCAGGCGCTCCAGCAGATTCCTCAGATGAGCGCGCAGTTCTCACAGCAGCAGGGCCAGCAGCAGGCGCTCCAGCAGCAGGCCCAGCAGGCGCAGGCGGCGGGGGCGGCCGGGCTGTTTGGTCAGCTTGCGGGGTCGGCGGACGCTCAGGCTCAGAGGCAGGCGACAGCGGGCGGCCTAGAAGCACAGCTAGGATTGCAGGCACAGCAGGGCCAGGCGGCGGCTTTGCAGGGCCTGCTGGGGCAGCTGGGCGGCTTCCAGTCGGAGGACTTGCAGAGGCAGTTAGGCGCTAGCCAGGCGACTCAGCAGCTAGGGTTGCAGGGACAGATCGGGCAGGCGCAGGCCCAGCAAGGCGCGTTCGGCGCTCTCACAGGGGCGGCTCAGAACCAGTCTGCGCAGCAGTTGCAGGCGGACATCGCCCGTGGACAGTTGGGCCAGCAAGGACAGATCGCAGGCATCGACGCGCAGCAGAACCTGTTTGGTCAGGTAGGCGGCTTGGTAACAGGCGAGGCAGAGCGTGACTTGCAGGCGCAGATAGCGCAGGGGAACCTGGGGCTAGGGCGTGCGCAGGCCCAGTCGCAGGGAAGGCAGAACCTGTTCGGAGAGGTGCTTGGGGCAGCGGGCCAGGAAGCGGGGTTCGGGCAGAGCGCAGCGAACCTCGAAGCACAGCTAGGCCAGCAGCAGCAAGGGCAGCAACTATCCTCGCAGCAAGACCTGTTCAATACGTTGTTCGGCGCTCAGCAAGGAGCGCAGCAGCAAAACCGCGCGCTTGAAGCACAGGCCCAAGGGGGCGCTGCGGCGCAGGACTTCCAGCGCCAGCAGGCGAACGCGCAGCTTGGGTTGCAGCAGCAGGCGCAGCAGTTCGGCCAGCAGTTCCAGGGCACGCAGGGTGCGTTGCAGGGCGGCTTGCAGACGGCGCAGCTTGGCGACGCCGCAGGCTTCCAGCGAGAGCAGCAGGGCTTCCAAGAACGGTTCTCGTCTCAGCAGGCGTTGCTTGGTCAGCAGGCGCAGCAGGCGTCTCTCAACACGCAGCGGGCGATTGCCCAGGGCGACTTGCAGACCGCGCGGACTCAGCTTGGTCAGCAGGCGCAGCAGTTCCAGCAGGGCATGGTTCAGCAGTCCGAGTTGCAGGCGCAGCAGTTGCAGGAGCAGGCACGGCAGTTTGGGTTGCAGGGGCGTGCGGACTTGCAGCAGCAGGCCATCGACGCGAGCTTGCAGATGTCGAGCTTGGCTCAGCAGGGCAGGCAGTTCGTGGAGCAGGCGAACCAGCAGCAGACGAACATCGCCCGCGATCAGATTGCTCAGTTCTCGTCCGAGTTCCAGCGGCAGGACATCACGGCGGACACCTTCACCGAGCAGGTACGCAGCGGACGATTCTCCGAGCAGATGTCCGCGATGCAGTTCATGTTCCAGCAGGCGTCGACGCGCGAGGGTCTATCGCAGCAGGCGCGTAGCCAGGTGCAGGGCGCGATACAGGCGCTAGGTAACTTCGAGCTGGGCGTGCAGTCCGCCATTCAGAACCAGCAGCTGGTAGATACCCAGGTGGCGGGGCCGAGTACACTCGATAACATCCTGGCGGTGGGCAACACGCTGGCAAGTGTCGCCGGTGCGTTCATCCCGGGTTAGGGGGAATCATGGCATTCCGACGCGACCTTCTACCCGGCGGAACCCCCGGTGATCGGACACTTGCGCTCATCATGCAACTGGGGGATACGTTCTCTCAGATTGGCCAAGCTCGGGGGGATTCGGAGCGTAAGCGTAAGCAAACCGAGCTTGACGAGTTGCTTGCGCAGATCAAGCTCGCGCAGGCAGAGAAGGCGGAAGGGCGGCTGGACGCCAAGGAAGACCGTGACGCTACCAAGTTTGCCCAGGAGCAGGAGACGCGTACTGCCGATCAGCGGTCCTCCCGCGCTTTGGCAGGCGACCCTACGACTGGCATCTCCTCGGTGGACTTCTCCCAGGCTCTGGGGAAGGTTGACCTAAACAAACCCGAGAACATCCAGTCGTTGCAGGCCGCCGAACAGTTCGGTGCGGTGCAAGGCCCCCAGCAGCAGGTTGGCTTGGCCAACCAGATTCCCCAACCGGCGTCCCCGTTGGGTGTGGAGTCGACCACGGCTGGTACTGCCGGGCCGTTGGGAATTCCCACCCGTGGTGGTGCAGGCGGTCGGCAGCTTCAGGCGCAGCAGGAGTTCCAACGCAACGATGCGCTTATTCCTTTCCGTGCTAATAGGGGCGCGTTGCAGAACATCCAGGGCGCGGCCGAGTTGGGGCGTGGTTTTGTTGACCGAGGCGTTCGGCAGGACATCGCATCCACCGAGTCCGCCGAAGAGGCCGCCGCTCTAGCCAAAGCCATTCGCCAGGACGAGATCGACACGGTGAAGGCGCAGCTTAGGGTTGTGCAGGCCAACGCGGTCGTAGCGGAAGTGAGGCAACGTGTAGCAGTGGCGACGGAGCCGCAGGAGAAGCAGCGCATACTGGACTCCGCTGCGAACGCCGCGCTGTCGTTGGAGGCAGCCCAAGCGGAGCAGCCCTTCGTCGCATCGAGTGCTGCGTTGCGGTATGACATCCTTCGGGCGAACGCGCTCGACGGCTTCTTGGGGAATCGGGCCAAGATGGAGACGGCCATATCCAAGGAGCAGCGCCGAGCATGGGTTGGTGCTTACACCGTGCTCCACGAGGTCACCGAGCGTGACACCCTGGCGTTGAACGGCTTTGTGGAAACGGGAGACTTCGCAGCGGCTGACCAGGCGTTGCAGCGTCAGTTGGCGAGGGAGTTTACGAACGGCCTAGGTAACGCTGGGCAGCGGCAGGCGGCCTACGTGCGTGCGGGGATGGAAGTACCCGAAGCCATCAAGGTAGACGCCAATCTGGAAGAACTCAGAAAGACGGACCACTACAAGGGTCTGGCCCTACCGGCGCAGAAGCGCCTTGAGCAGTCAGTCATGGACGACGTTATCCCGCCAGGCGCGGACGAGCTTATAGCCCGCGTGCATAAGCGCCTGGATGGTCTAAACATCCCGATACCCGACGAGGCTCGGGAACTACTAACTCAGATGATGGCGGCGTCTCACGACGGCAAGGTGGATGAGAGCCGGGTCTTCGGGGCCATTAGCTCTGCCTACAACGTCGAGCTAGCCACGGCCATCGGTGAGTTGAACCAGGGCGTCTTGGAACGTCGACAGGCAGGGGACTTGGAGGGGGCGCTGGCGTTCCACGCTGAGAACTACCCGCGTGTTCTGGAACTCACGAAGACGATGGAGCAGTTGTCCGCTGTAATGATCGAGGGCCGCAGTCTCGGAGGGATTGTGACCCGCAAGGGCGACGCTACCCTTACCCCTGACCAGCAACTAAGGCAGGCCGACGGTGCGCTGTCTAGCACGTTCGCGCAGTTCCTACGGACGCGAACGGAGGACGGACTATCCGAACTGGGCGCAGGCCGTGGCGGGGTGGTCGAGTGGGACTTGGATGCCACTATGCGCTACAACACCCCGGGGTCGAGGGTTGGTGATGACGCACGGCCTGGGTTCTATCGCAAGGCGGCCATCGACTTCCTCAAGCAGGAGGTTGGTCTTGGAAGGTCGAATCCCACGTTCGTAACGAAGCTACGGAACGCATCGCTTCACCCGGACGAGTTCGACAAGGAACTCAAGGCCGCAGGACTCAACGGCCTTGGGCAGGTGTCGACTCCTGCGCCAGCAGCCAACGAAGACAGCGAGCACCGCTACAACATCGAGCGGGTCAGCGGCGCGAAGCAGAAGATGTCGTCGGCGGCACTTACGCCGCAGACTGCTCCCGAGCGCATTGCCAACGTCGGCGCGCGGCTTGCCGAGGCCCGGGTGGTACTCGGGGTGGCTCACTTGGGCCAGGAAGAGATGATTGCGTGGCTCGAAGACCCAGCCAACGCAGCATCGGCTGAGCTTCTTAGCGACATTACCGCCTTCCACGATAGCGTGGTTAGCAGCATCCAGGCGGCACCGCCCCCGGTCGTAGCCGCTGAGGAGCCTCGTGCGCCAGATGGGGCCACGTTGTCCGAGATGCGTGCGTCCATCCAAGCGAATACGAACCTGACGCCTGAGCAGAAGCGGCAGTTGCTTCAGAACATCGAAGCCTTGCTAGGGACTCCGTAATGGCCATCGACCGGGACAGCATCCTGCGCTCGATGTTCCCCCAGGACGACGAGGAAGAGAAGGGGGGGGCTACCCCGATCAACCGTGACCGTATCATGCGGTCGATGTTCGGGGACCCTGCCGAAGCGCCAGAGGAAGTCCTCCCCCCCGAAGCCCTGGGCGAGGCGTTCCCTATCCTTTCCGACCAACAGTTGGCGGACAAGTCTGCTGAGCTAGGGGTTGGCATACGCAACCCTGCCACCGGCTTGTTTGTCCGCCCTGACGGCTCGATAGAAGGAGAGGGTGGGCGTAAGCGCAGGGGTGCGTTGCAGTCGGGGCAGTCTGTAGTCGAGGCCGGTCTTGATCGTCTTTCTCAGCGGCGGCAGCCACCGACCACGCCTTCGGGCGATAGCAACTCCATTGAGAAACTGGTAGAGGCTGAGGGCGCGGCGGTTGTAGTTCGCCCTAGCGGGGCGATGCTTCCGCTGGTGCACCCGGAGCACGGCCTTCAAGGGCTATCGGCTGGGGCTAAGGTAGGCATCGTAGCGGCGGACGAGTTCAACCGCAGTGGGGTGTCCCTGCTGGAGGCGTTGAAAGGGCCGTTGGAGGTAGGACAGCGCATCGCCCGGTCGATGACGGAGCGGTCTGTCAGGCTGGAGCAGCGCCAGCTAACGGACTCACTCATGCGACTGGAGGTGGCAGACTCGGCCTTGGAGGTGCTGGACGCCAACCTCACGAACACCATGCTGTCTGCTCCGTTACGTGCGATGGCTAAGGTGGACCAAGTGGTTCTCAAGGGCGTAGCGTTCGGTTTTGGGACTGCGCTTCGAGAGGTAGAGGGCGGCCAGCAGGTAACGAACAGCCTGGTGGGGATGGTGCGTGAGGCCCTGACCGGGGAGCAGATACGACCGGACGCTACGGCGTTGCAGATCGGTGCAGCTGGCTTGATTAAGATGGCGTCACCGTTCTTCTCCGGCTCCGCTTTGGTCGAGGGGCCGATTCGTGCGCTGGCTCCCGGCGGCCCCAAGGAGAGTGCGCTACCGTTCAGTGCGTATCTGATGGTGCCTCCCCTAACAGCCCGCGAAGCCTTCAGCGGGGAGAGCCCTTACGAGCATAACCAGCGTATGCTTCACACTCCGATGACTCTCTCGGAACGTATCGAGCGGTCCAACCCGCTCAGCATCCCCAAGACGATCTTCTTCGGGGCGTGGGACCTGTTCGCAGACCCAACGAACCTCTTGGGCATTGGTGTCGGCAAGTTTGGGCGAGTGCTTTCGCGGTCAGGTAAGACGCTTCACCTTACGCGTGAAGGCGTTAGGCTTGGCTCGGCCTTGGAGCGTGCGGCGATGGCCGGGGATGACCTTATCGACGTGCTCCGCATCGGGGACAAGGCCCCGCCCGGCGCATCGGTTGAGACTATCACCCGAACCTTGGAGTCCCTGCCCCACGAGCTTCTGATTGACGTGTCCGCGAAGGGCTTGGCTGGGACGAGCGGGGCGCAGTACTCCCGTCTCAAGAACCAAGTTATGACCGCTATGAAGTTGGACTACGGCGACTTCTTGGAGCGGATGCAGGACGTGGCGCGGACAGGAGAATATACGACCACCAGTACTCAGCGCATACGTAACGAGCTTGGTGAGGTGGTCGACACGGTGACCAACGAGACACGGCACGTCGCAGATGCTGCCGAGGAAGCCTACGCCAAGCAGTTCGTGCGCCACGCCCTAGACCGGGGCTGGGTCAAGGCTCGCTTCCCCGGGATTACGAAGGGTAAGAAGCGTGGCTTTGGTATCGAGCAGCCGGGGCGTGTCCCACGCACAGCGATCAAGGGCAAAGTCCCACGAGCGGGTGCCTTCCCGAAGCTAGCGTTCCCTGCGGTAATGGAGATGCACGAGCGGACGATACTAGACTTAGGCCCGGTGTTCGACGCTCTCCTTGAGTCGTCTACGATGGCCAAGATCGACGCGACCACCAAGCCGCTGCGGGACGCTGCCTACACGTTCGGTCAGCAGGTGGCAGAACTCGTACCGCCCGGCCCGCTGGCTGGGCTTCCGCCCCCTGCCGAAGTTCTAGGCGGTGCCGCCGCGTCGGTGAGCCAGCACTTCAATCGTTACGGTCGTGTCCCGTATGGGGCGGTGCGTGCGCTCACTACGATGCGGAACAGGTTCGCCTTCTTGGACGACGTATACCAGAAGCGGATTGAGGACATCGCGGGGAACCTAGACAACTCCATCCAGGCTGAGTTTGTGATGAGCTTAGCGGACGGTGGGGTGCGTGCTGCTGACCCCTCCTTGCAGAAAGCGTTGGACGACATCCACGCGGACCCCGAGCTAATGGCCAAGCTGGACGAGGCGGGGGCCTATCGTGACGCGTTGGTAATCCTAACGGACGAGTTCTCGGACATTGGCATGACCGAGGCCGAGGCCGCTGCGCAACTGTTCGCCTACCGCAACCAGCTGACCTTCGATGACCCGGTAGCGGAGAGTGTGCGTGTCCAACTTCGCGGGATGATGGACGAGTTCCTGGCGGGGGAGAAGGCAGCGGGCATCGACATCTCCGAGAACCTGGGGCTGAACTACATGCCCCGAGTGCCAATCAGCCGTCGCATGGCTAAGCTCCGGCTGGACGCAAAGACGTTGGTGGACGAGCAGGGGGCGGCCACTGCCGAGAAGATATTGCAGGACACCACCCGTCGGTATGCGCGAACTACCGGGAAGCAGCGCGCGGAGTTTGGCCGAACGATGTTCCTGATGCGGGACTCCGACGGCAACGGCATTGCGATGAACCCCCGTGAGGTCATGGGCAAGCCGACCACGGTTGAGCGCCTTCTCAATCAGGAGTTGGGGCAGGACGTAGGCCGCCTGGTCGCAGCGCAGCGCAGCACGGAACGGATGAGTTCGCGGCTTGATAGGCTGCTGGCACGGTCCTCGGGGCAGACGGCAGAGGAAATCCGTGAGCGCATCACCGGCATCAAGGCTAAGCGCAAAGACCTTCGCGCCGACGCAGGCACGGAGATCAACTCCAAGACGAAGACGCTGCGGCGCTTGGCTCGGGAGGAGCGGGCGTTAGAACGGCAGACGAATGCAGCGGCAGGCGCTACGGTTCGTGGGAGTTCTGCTCTCGAAGATGCTAGCGCCGCCCGGGCACGCGCGGCCCATGACCCGTCCGCAGCCCAAGGGACTCTCTTCAATGAGACGGACGCTGCGGCGGCCCCCATGACCGAGGGCCTGCTCCTAAGCCCCGCCGGTTCCCCCGAGAACATCGGGGCCATACGCACCGCGATGGACGAAGAGAAGGTAGTGCTGCGTGAGATGCTGAACGAGCGTAACGCCAGTGCCGAAGTGCTGCGGCAGGTCGATGCTGTCAACGCCCGTATAGATAAGCTCCCGTGGGAGCAGCTGACGTTCGATGCGGACTTGGATGACGCGATGGTGCGTGAGCTAGGGCAACTGCATCATCAGCTTGACGAACTCCACGCCACACTCGACGGGACCGAGGGCCTCTCCGAGGCCATAGTTCAGCAACGGGCGTTCTTACGGCAGGGTAACAAGACCATGCAGGAAGCCCGCCGTACTCGCTCTCTGCTGGTAACCATCGAGAATATCCAGTCCAAGATGCTCACGACGGAGGACACCCTCCAAGTCCTATCCGACCTTGAGATCGAGGGGATGCAGGAGCTTCTTACCGGGGAGCTTGATACTTACCGACGCCAACTGAGCGAGCTAGTTCAGGACGGTGCCACCGACGCCGACATGAGCGCCATCCAAGGTAGAGAGCGTGCCTTAGCGGACATTGCCAGTGCTGCTCAGGAGGCTGGGATGGATGACCGGGCGGGGCTGCACAAGACATTGGACTCGCTGGTCGATGAGTTGGGCAAGGACCTGACCCAGGCTAAGAAGGGCGGTAAGCTCCGCAACCTCATCCTGAGGCAAGAGAAGCGTATGGCCGACCTTGAGTTCAGTATGGCCGACGCTATCACGGATGTCCTCTCCCGAGTCCCGCCCAACAACGATGAGCTATGGGTGCGGCGCATCGGTGCCAGGAAGAAGGGGCTGCCTGTCCTCGGTGACGAGGTGCTTACCAAGACGGCGCAGCTTACCGCCGAGCAGATGGAGACGTTGGGACAGGGCAAGTTCAAGGTGGTCGGTCACTCCCGCTTGGGCGAGGATGGCTCGCACGACATGCTTGATCTCGGTGCCATCGAGGACTTGGACGCCATCAACAAGTCCGACCTGCGTGTTTGGGTTGAAGGTGACGACGGGGGACGAGTCCCGCTTCGACGGGAGCAGCTTAGCCTGGCAGCCGACCACGGGAACCTCCGGTTCTACTCCCGAGAGAAGCTGCTGCTGGACGAAGCCAACGATGTCTTGGGCGGTCTGTTTGAACCGAACGCCATCCGCGCTTCCGTTAATCGAGCGCGACAGCACGCCTACATGGTGTCGCAGGCTGAGTTCTGGCAAGAGCTTAAGGACATCGGTATTGCTCGGCCGGTGACTGACTTCGAGGGGGTAGACCCCCTTGTCCAGCGGGCGAAGACTGGCTCGAAGACCGGAACCCCCGAAGGAAACTGGGTAAGTCCAGATGACCACGGCATCCCTGGCCTCGAAGGGTACTACCTACAGAAGTCCGTCGACCGGCTCATCTCCGACAACATGCCAGAGTTCAAGGGAGGGCGTGGCCCCGGCGACTCGCTGTGGGAGATCGGAGCAGCCATAGGCAAGGTCACGGACGGCTACAACGCGTGGTGGAAGACCACGGTGACCGCTTACTTCCCCGCGTTCCACGGCCAGAATCACCTGTCCAATACGTGGCTGGCTTACATGGACATCGGTACGGCTGCGTTCAACCCCGCGCTTCACGGCATGTCGCAGCAGCTGGGATGGATGGCTCACCAGGCCGACATCCTGGGACCGGGCCTCCGCAGCGCTGTGGCGACAGAAGCCTCCGAGGCGCGAGTCGCGCTGCGCTTGCTACGCGAGCAGCCGATAATGACGGACGTGAACGGGAAGACCTGGCTGTACGGCGAGCTTGACGATGTGATGAAGCAGTACGACGTGGCAGGTAACGGCATACCTCACGGGGTTCTTGACCTCGAAGCCGCCACCAACGCCGACCTGTCCCGCATGAACGCAGCCAATCGCATCGAAGGTAAGCCGGGAGAGGTGCTTAGGGCGGTGAAGCAGGCGGTGGGGGCACCGCAGCGCGGCGCGCGGAAGATGGCGAACCTTGTCGAGGACCACTCTCGCCGCCTGCTGTTCATGCACAACCTTATGAAGAACGGCGGGGATGTACTCAACGCTGCCGAGCGGGTGAAGATGTTCCTGTTCGACTACGGCGCACTCACCGCCTTCGAGCGCAAGGTGCTGCGCCGCTTCATCCCCTTCTATACGTTCACGCGTAAGAATCTGGCGCTGCAAGCCGAGATGATCGTCCGTAGACCGGGGCAGTTCGCAGTCCAAGCCAACTTCATAGACATGGTGCAGCAGCTATCCGGGGAAGAACCAGCGACCGCAGAGGAGTTGGCCAAGACCTACGAGCACACGCAACGCGGCGCGCGAGTACTCCTGAGCCGGGGCCGTAATGGGCAGGCCATGTGGATGAACTCGCTAGGCAACCCGGCACAGCAGGCCGTTGACACTATCACCGAGGGCGGGTTCGGCTTCCTTAAGCAGCTGCACCCGGTCCCCAAGAGTTGGTTCGAGCTACGGTCAGGCTATCGCTTCTTCTCGGGGCGCAACGTCCGCGACTCAGTGCGCATCCCTGACATCGGCCGCTTCCTAGCCGAGGACACCCCGGAAGGGCGTCTCATGCCAGACGACTTCCGCAAGTTCATGCACCGCTTCGTGGAGTTCAGGAACAAGGGGACAAAGAGCAGGCCGGACTACGTGTCCGAGAAGCCACACAACGCCTACCTCGTCCACAATCTTCCAGGGTTCACCCGCCTGTGGTCTGAGTATAGGAAGGTCCTGAGCTACGTGCAGGAGGAAGACCGTGACTTCCTGCAACCCTCATCCCTTAAGAAGGGCTCGTTCACGCTCGCAGGGAAGGTGGTACTCGGCCTCCAGTTCAGCGAGCTAGATCGTGACGACGCCGACCGCTTGGACACGTTCTTCCAAGCCGAGATGGACTACCCGAAAGACACCGCGCGGGAACGCACACGGGAGATGCGCCGCGAAGGACTCGACACCAGCTTCGAGGAGGAACTAGCGAACATCCTCGGCCCCGGGAAGCAAGGCGACCCGTCCGGCAGACTGGACATACCAGGCGCACGCTAGCCACATTATCTCCCCGTAACCAACGACGTGCAACCAAACGGGTAGCATATCTGGTTACCGACGGCAGACAAAAGAGAGAAACTCCCGTAGGGAAATAAGTTCCTACACGGAAATCGAAAATCTTCCCCATAGGGGGCTCTCCTCCCCCTCCCGACCGGCGCATAATGCGACACTAGGCCCTGTC